CAAGACCAAAATCCGAGACCAAGTTTATAAATCCGGTCTCGGTCAAGCTATGATCAAACTCAAGGAATGGTCTGCTATCTCTCCAAACCTCTCCACCATCGTAAAAACCCTCAAGAAAGGAAAATAAAATGTCTGATCTCGAAATACGCGGCCCCTATACGCCAGTAGGCCGCCATCAATTCGCAACAACCGGCCCCACTCTAACTCATCAATCCATGGCCGATGAATGCGACATAAATAAAATCATGCTCAAATGGCAAAAATCCGGTGTCCTCGAACACCGGAATACCTACGAGGGCCAATACGGCGACTTCACAAATGTTCCACAGGACTACCACGAAAGCATGAACCAAGTTCTCGCTGCTGAAGACATGTTCCAAAGCCTGCCCTCCTCCATCCGAAAAAAGTTCGGAAATGATCCGCAAAATTATCTAGATTTTGCAACCGACCCTGCCAACCACGCTGAAATGGTCGATCTCGGGCTCTCAGAGCCCCGTACAGACGTCCTAGAAGACGCTGACGACCCAACACCGCCTAAAAAGGCTAAAGCCCCTCAGAAGGCCGCTCCTGCGCCAGAAGAGGAATAAACTAAAAACTAGCGTATCACTATCCTTGTTGTAAGATACGCTAGTTGACACCCTCAACTAAAAAACCCAAAACCCAACGAAACACGAAAGGAAAAAAGTTATGAAACGCAAAAAAATGTCCCGCAAAAAATCCCGAAAAAACTTCCGCAAAGGTGCTGGCACCCACAGACGCAATCTCATGTCCGGTGGCTCCACAATGCGCGGCGGAATACGGCTCTAATGCCATGTTACTCCCCACTCTCCGGTTGGAAAAACGTCTTGACGGGTGGCTTGTCCTTCCGTCGAGGCCCCGAGGCGTGGGAACCAATGTCCGTCCCTTGTGGGCGGTGCATTGGATGCAAACTGGAACGATCGCGCCAATGGGCGATACGGTGCGTCCACGAAGCAACCCTCCACGAAAAAAACATCTTCGCCACCTTTACCTATGACGACAAACACCTCCCAGAAAATGGCAACCTTCAACGCCGAGACTTCCAAAAATTCATGAAACGCCTTCGCAAAAAATACCCCTCCACTCGCATGTTTTACTGCGGCGAATACGGCGGAAAAACGAAACGCCCCCATTATCACGCACTGCTCTTCAATTATGAACCAACAGACGGTGAACTCCTCAGACAAGAGGATGACAAAAGAATTTATGAAAGCGCTGAACTCTCGAAACTCTGGTATCATGGTCTCTGTGAATACGGTGATCTGACCTTCGAGAGTGCTGCTTATACTGCGCGATACTGCACTAAAAAAATAACCGGCGATGACGCCGAAAAGCACTACACTTGGGCTTGCTCCCAAACTGGTGAAATTACCCTGCACGAACCCGAGTTCTGCGGCATGTCCCTTAAACCCACTATTGGCCTGCCTTGGATCAAAAAATGGCTCTACGATGTCTACCCAAAAGACCAAATAATACTAAAAGGGCGCAAAATGAGCCCCCCGCGCTACTACGATAAATACCTTGAAAAACAGGACCCTAAGCTGTTTCTACAGGTAAAAAAAAATCGCCTGATTGCCAGGCTAAAACATGAGGAGGAAACGAACGAATATACCGGCTCTGGCCGTCAAATGTTAACCGGGCTAAAAATTGCCCAAACAAGACTTCAAAAAAGGAACCAAATCTAATGAATATGTACACAATTCGGGATGCAGCCGCTCAATACTTCATGCCAATCTTCCTCGCCAAAACTGACGCGCAGGCTGCTCGCATGTTCTCTGAAAGCATGGGTATGAACCGCACCCATAAAGCCGATTACGTTCTATTCCGCGTCGGCTCCTTCGACAGTGACAACGGCACTGTTACCTCCACTGATCCAGAAATGGTCCTCGCTGGTATGTCTCTTCCTGACGACGAAAACGGCCTAATAATGAAAGGTGAAAATCAATGAAATCTGTTATGACACACTCCTTTAGCCAAGTTCCCAAGGCTAATATTCCGCGATCCAGCTTCAACCGCTCGCACGGTCACAAAACCACTCTCGACGCTGGTTACCTTGTCCCCATCTACGTCGATGAGGCCCTACCCGGAGATACCTTCAATGCTAAACTTACTCTCTTTGGGCGGCTCGCCACGCCAATCCATCCTTTCATGGATAATCTCTTTATTGATACACACTTCTTTGCTGTTCCTAATCGCCTCCTGTGGGACAACTGGGAAAAATTCAACGGTGCGCAAGACGCCCCCGGCGACAGTACAGACTACATCGTCCCGACAATCAGTGCTCCTGCTTCTACTGGTTGGGATGAGGGCTCAGTCTCAGACCATCTCGGAATACCTACCCAAGTACCCGACCTAGAAACCTCTGCGCTCTGGCATCGGGCCTACAATCTGATCTGGAACGAATGGTTCCGCGATCAAAACCTCCAAGACCCTGTTCCCGTCGCTACTGGTGACGGTCCTGACAGTCCCGCAGACTATACAAACTTGCTCAAACGGGGCAAACGTCACGACTACTTCACCTCTGCTCTTCCTTGGCCCCAAAAAGGCCCATCGGTGGAATTACCACTTGGGCAATCTGCACCTGTTGTGCGAACGTCCGATGCCCAGCCTTGGGGTACCTTCCAAGCTAATACGAATTTGACCGGTGCTGCCTCTTCTAGTCTCGGCACCAATTCAAGTTCTCAAACGAATGATACATCAACCTCAATTTCATTCGATCCTAGAGGCGGCTTAGAAGCCGACCTCACCGCCGCCACTGCGGCGACAATCAACCAACTCCGCCAAGCGTTCCAAATCCAAAAGTTATACGAACGCGATGCCCGTGGCGGAACGAGGTACATCGAAGTGTTGAAGTCTCACTTCGGTGTTACCTCTCCCGACGCCCGGCTCCAGAGACCCGAATATCTGGGCGGGTCGTCGGGAACTATCAACGTCAATCCCGTGGCTCAAACACAAGAGACAACGGCTAACTCTCCTCAAGCTAACCTCTCTGCCTTCGCTACTGCTGGCATGAATGGGCACGGCTTCCAAAAATCCTTCGTCGAACACTGCGTTATTATCGGTCTGGTATCAGTCCGTGCTGACCTCACCTATCAACAAGGTCTCAATCGCATGTTCTCACGGTCTACCCGTTGGGATTTCTACTGGCCTGCCCTCTCTCACATCGGTGAACAAACTGTGCTTAATCAAGAAATATATGCACAAGACCCCACCGTCGTTAATCCAGACGGTGATCCGGTCAACCTCGATGCCTTTGGCTATCAGGAACGCTTCGCAGAATACCGGTACAAACCTTCTCTAATAAGCGGTCAATTCCGCTCTAACTACACTGCCTCTCTCGACACTTGGCACCTCAGCCAAGACTTCGGTACTCTCCCTGCTCTCAACTCCTCATTTATTGAGGAAAACCCTCCAGTGGACCGCATTATCGCGGTACCCACTGAACCCCACTTACTGCTCGACAGCTACATGCAGTTAACCACTGCAAGGCCTATGCCAATCTACTCCGTGCCGGGGCTCATCGACCACTTCTAGTCACAAATTCAAAAAATGTGCTGGTGGTCTAAAAAGCCACCGGCCTAAATCAAGTTATTGAACAGGAGGATTACGGCATGAACCTATCGAGCAGTCGCAAGCCCCCACAGGGGCGCGCAGAAAATAGGCGCGTCTGCGCCCCTCCGACAGGCTTAGCCTGCGGCCCTAACTCTCAAATCTAAGGATCCTGACAATGGTAATACCCGCTCTAATCACTGCTGCCTCCTCTCTCTTCGGCATCAATAAAGCCTCCTCTGGTCAGGAACAAACCAACGCCCAAAATGTCAAAATTGCCTCTCGGCAAATGGCGTTTCAAAAAAAGGCTAACGCTAAACAAATGCGTTTCCAAAACCATATGGCCTCCACGTCTTACAAGCGTGCCATGGCCGATATGGAAAACTCTGGCCTAAACCCTATCCTCGCCTACAAACAAGGCGGCGCTGCCACTCCCGGCGGCGCCACCTCTGGCGGTGCTGGCATCGCCGCTCAAAATCCCGATGCTGCTTATGGTGATCTCGGTTCTAAGGTCGCTCAAGCGGCCCAAGTCTACCTCAACAACAAACTCCAAAAATCCCAAATCAAGAACCTCACCAGTACAACCGCCCTAAACAATGCCTCTGCTAAAACTGCTGCGGCTCAAGAAAAACTAACCACTCTCAAACAAATGACTGAGCTCGCAACCGCAAACAACATCAATGCCAATTCCGCTTACACCCATCAACAAACACAAACCGAAGCTAACCGCACACAAATCACTGATTTTCAAATCGACAGTGCGGTGGCTAATTCCCAAATCGACATGAACAAAGCCAAGGCGTCAGATGTCGAATACCTCAAGACCAAAATCCGAGACCAAGTTTATAAATCCGGTCTCGGTCAAGCTATGATCAAACTCAAGGAATGGTCTGCTATCTCTCCAAACCTCTCCACCAT